ATGACCGAAACGCCTTTCTGGCAGCGTAAAACCCTGGATGAGATGAGCGACGCCGAGTGGGAATCGCTCTGCGACGGGTGCGGTCAGTGCTGCCTGCATAAGCTGATGGATGAAGACACCGACGAAATTTATTTCACCAACGTCGCCTGCCGTCAGCTGAATATTAAAACCTGTCAGTGCCGTAACTATGAACGGCGCTTCGACTATGAGCCGGACTGCATCAAGCTGACGCGTGAAAACCTGCCAACCTTCGAGTGGCTACCGCCGACCTGCGCGTATCGGCTGCTGGCCGAAGGGAAAAACCTGCCGCTGTGGCATCCGCTGCGCACCGGCTCAAAAGCCGCGATGCACGCCGAGCGTATTTCGGTGCGTCATATTGCCGTTAAAGAATCCGAAGTACGCGACTGGCAAGACCATATTTTAAACAAACCGGATTGGGCAGATTGAGGCGTTGATATGAAAGGGATTTGTTACTTCTGATTTACTGCCTGGGGCATCTGTGGGGCATTTCCTCCAAAATTAGCGTTCAGTATGCTCATTTGATCCACATTGTTATCGTTCATCCATTTCCCGTAAACGCTGTAAACCATCTGCGCTGAATTGTGACCCATCTGAGATGCTATGAAGTTAGGGTTGGCCCCGGCACTTAATGCCCAGCAAGCGTATGTGTGTCGAGACTCATACGCCTTCCTGTGCTTAATTTTCGCGCGCTTCAAAATTTCATTCCAGGTGGCACCGAAAGAGCCAGGTGCATACCAGTCACCACCTTTCCCGTTTCTTGCTGTTAGCCGCGGCACAAATACGAATGTGCATAAGTCCATCCGTGTCCTGCCAAATTCCCTCAAATTAACTTCTATGTGGTGCTGTTTGCCCATCCTTGTGTATGCCATTTGGCTTTTTAGAGCCTCTATCGCCGGGAGAGTCAGGTTTATCACCCTATTGCCTGACTCCGTTTTAGGCGGCGTGAAGTGATTCTTAATTGCCATATTCCTCGACACCGTTATTGTCCAGTTGACCATGTCGATATCTTCCCAGGCTAGGGCGCATATTTCTCCGTGCCGCATGCCGGTATTGATTGCCAGAATCCACAGGTTCTTTATTTGCTCGGAAGGGCAAGCCATCAGTATTCCTTACCTTCCATCCATGACTTCTCTCGCGCTGATTTAATGGCGTTTTTCGTCAGGCCGGTGATCGCCATCAACACTTCTTCGGATACCCATTTGTTGGGGACAAGCTGAATCACTTCATTCATTCGATTATCTCCAGGCGTAAAAAAGCCGCCTGATGGCGGCTCACTCGATGCGGATGCCAGCGACTTCACCTGCTGCTATTTTGTCGTACAGCTCATACCATACTGCGCCAACAAGCTCACCATCTTGGTATCTGTCGCCGTATTTAAATGGCACTACATCCCCACAGGATGTTGCGAGAGCAATTACACCAATTTCACGCTTTATGTCAGCTTCTGAGCGGATGGGGCGGAATTCGTAGCTTCCTTTGCCCAGTGTTACTGCTTCCTTACCAGCCCACCCGAAAGCAACTCCGCAATCTACCCCGACGCAACGGAAGAAAAACCATTCGGCATTCGCTGCGTCACGGTACTTTGCCTCACATTCGCAGCCCACCGGCGGCAATCCCTCACCATCCCATACAGGCTGTTGTGCAGCTGCGAGTGCGGACTCGTACTGTTCGTGTGTGACAGTGGAGGTCGTGAAATCATCTGCAATGGTTGTTAAAAGCCCCACATAGCAACCATCACCGTGAGAAATGTTCCACTCCTCTTTCATAATATTCAGGTTTGGCTTTGAAGGAAATGCCCACACCTCTCCATTGCTGTCCTGTGAAATAAAAGCATGGTGCTTTTTATCAAGAGGCCACCCGCCACGCTTCGGCAGTTCCTGCACCAGTAAATCAATCAGCTTCATATCTTTGCTCCAATAAAAAACCCGCACTCGGCGGGTCATGGTTTCAACTCAAATTCATCATCCCACGGCGGGAATGTCTGCATCCTTCCATGCGACATGATGTACTCAGTCGCCACAGCCATAGAACTTGGCTTCTCGAACTCAAGCATAAACACATCGTCGTATGCCTTCCCCAGCCACCATCCGCCGCCGTATTCTCGCGCGCGCTGAATGAGAACCCACCGACCGGGCGTAATGCGGTGATGTATCTCGCCGCGATAGATAATTACATAGTCCGAGTCTTTGCTCATGACGCACCCCAAAATAACTGTATTTATATACAGTAAATTGAGGTGGGCGGGCTGTCAATTCGTGGTGAACGCGGCTGTCGATTAAGGCATATTTTACCCTCCATCCCGCCTATTCATCTTCTTCTCATTCAATGGCTCATAACATATAACCGGTATCTCTTCTTTTTTTCTTCAAAAAGAAGCAAATCTTCCTCTTTAAGCACTTCGAATACAGCCTTCATCAAAGCACCTTGTGTTGATGAATTTCCGTTCCATACAACGTCTGGCAAGTAAACTCCTGTTGGCTGGCAATTCTTTGTCATACATGCCACATGGAAAACCTGATCTTCTTCGTTGCTGCCCGTAAATCCACTTGGTCCAACACCGTCGTGTCTGGTAGGGCGATTGCCACAGAATGGGCATGGGTTCATTTGCTCTATTTTCATAAGCAATCCTTCTTTGTATTGCCGGTTAAAATATGAGCGTAACACATTGGCCTAGAATATGAACCGGTGAAAGATGTTAAAGATATGAAATCAAAAGGAAATTGACGCCTTCGTCAGTCTTCTATATCCGACTTCACTCCTCCTTGCCCGGTGCTGCGAGCATGGCGGCGCGGCAGGCGTTTTCTGCAATATAGGAGTCACTCAGGATTCAAGAAATGGGCATTACATAGCCCAAGTAAAAATTGGTGATAAGAATATCCATCTTGGCTCATTTAAAAACCTAAGTGATGCCGCTGAGGCGAGAGCGAAAGCCAATATTGAGTATGGATTTCACGAAAATCACGGGCGCAAAAGCTCTTCGGAGGCCGCATGAGCGAAGTAAGCAGAGAGGTCTGTGAGGAATATCTCGATGCCCTGGTCACGGTGGAGTTGGCCGCAAAGCTGGCGCAGAAAGACGGGCGCAAGGTTAACGGTGCTATCAGAGCAACAGTACGTCCGCCTGGTAGACAAGCAGTTCTTCGACAAAACGCTTGGCGGCCAGGTGTACAAGCCTGCGCGTTTCGAGATTGAAGAGAGCCAGCAGAGCGGGACTCCTGTGATTGACGCCACTGTGAAACTTGGCCGCCTTTCATCGGACAAAAGGTTGATTATCCGGCAGCAGTATTCAACCGGGCCAACATGAAGACGGACGAATACAAAATGACGTATGAGGCCACTCTTCCCGGCGGCTACGACGGCGTGCAGGTGTCCTACGTTCACCCGACAACGAACAACAAGACTTACATCAACTACCGCGTGCTGAACGGCGCTATCGTTGAGCAGGAGGCGGAGAACCCGAACAAGCTGGAGATTGTCGGATTCCGCAACGAGTATCAGGCGCGTGAGAGGGCGATGAGGGAAGTTAAGCGGCTGATTTACTCGCGTGTGAAGATGAACGCAAAAGTTTTCGAAGATGGCATTATCCAGGTGGGTAGCGTCATTCAGATGCCGGACATCTACGACAGCAACCAGCAGCAGGGGTATATCACCGGGCGCGCCGGGAACAACTTCGATACCAGCGAGCCAATTACATTTACCGGCTCGATGTATGTGCTTGTCACAGACAGCATGGGAAATCCGACGTTACGCTACCCAGCTTCGCCTCGAACGGACACCAAATACGGATTCACCGCGGCAATACCAAACATTCAGCTCAATATCTGGAATGGAGACACTGTGCAGCTTCCGTCGCGCTACCTAATTGCGACAGTAGAAGAACTGGACAGCCAGCTATGGACGGTAAACAGCATCAAGCCAAATACCGATAACACCGTCTCACTGACAGTCTCGGAATACAGCGACTCTATCTACTCATAAGACCCATTCAACCATCACAACCCGGCCACCGCGTCGGGTTTTTTTATGGAATAAATATGGCTACGCAACCTACTAATAATCCAGTGCCGAGCGAGTCCCCGCGCGACCTGAAATTCAACGCAGGGAAAATCGACGAATTCGTCACCTCACTGGTTAATACTTATGTTGACCGTTTCGGTAACGAGCATTACACCATTGAGGGATTGAGATGGCTGGCTCAGCAGGCCATTGCTGAGTTCGGCTGGATTCCTGTTGGCACATTTCAGGCGGGGGCAACACTAACGCTTCCTAATCAACTTCTCAAAGATGCCACTGATGGTGAGTACTACAGATGGGATGGTACTTTCCCAAAAACCGTGCCTGCCGGTTCAACACCATCATCAAGCGGCGGTGTAGGTACTGGAGCATGGCTGAGTGTCGGTGATGCTACCGTACGTCAGTGGGTAAAAACCAATTATGATGAATCTACGTATCAGCAGATCCAGACAGGAAACTTTGCAACCGGCACGACTGTAACCAGCAAATTCCAGACAGTGTATTACCCTACCGACAGTCATTGGTATCGCTACCTCGGAACCATCCCATCAGGCGGCTTTGTCGTGGCCCCTAACAGCTCACCAGACTCTAACTGGGAGAACGTAGATACTCAGCAAATCATCAGCCTGCGCAAGCTTAACGAGCTATCTACGCAAAGCATCGCAGGCTATATCGGCGTTAATATTGATATGCCTGTGTCAGTGAAGGACTCTGACAATCAGGGCGCGAAAATTAGCTCTGGTGTCTGCGTAACAAATCCGGTGCCCAACGCAAATATTATCAGAGCCACTAAAATTCAGTCTGTATTCAGAATTGATGGAGATAATGTCACAATTAGAGATGTTGTTGGGCTAGGTTCTGCCGCTTCTGATAATGCTGCCACATCGGAATTCATTACCACTCGCATGCGATTCGTGGTCGATGGGCTGAGAACAAAAGGCCTGCGTTTTACTGGAATAAAAGCCAGCAAATTTACAACAGGAATAAGCGTAACAGGTTGCGATGATGCTGTTATTAAAGACTGTGATTTCGAGGATATGCAATATTCTCCAGTAACACTTGGCTCCGCTGGAGGATATGGTGTCTTAACAGGAGCAAGTAATGGCGTTCTTGTGGATGGTCTTAAATTCAAGGCTAACGCATATGGTCGTCATGCTGTATATATTAGTAATGTTCAGCCATATGTAGATGTAGCGACGAGCGGAAGTCTTAACACAACGGTAAGAAATTGCGATCTGGATTATACACTTGCCGATTTGACTTTGAGTGATAGTGGGTTTGTTCCTATCCACGTAAGGCCTAGTGAAAATACAATCATTGAAGAAAACAGGCTCAAAGGGTCAGCTTCTTTAGTTAGCTTCAGCAATGATCAGGGGCCGATTTCTAAATGCATCATAAGAAATAACAGGGCTGTAGGATTAAAATCAGGTCAGGGAAGAGTCTGCGCTGCATTCAACCTGGGTCGTTCTGGTATTCCTAATCCAATTACAGATATTGAGGTAAGCGGAAACTATTCAGAGATATCAAAAGGGCCAGGTCAGGCTGATGGTAATGACCAGGCTGGTAGATTCATAGGTCACAATGGTCTGAGGATTGTAAGAAACCACTGCATTCAGGAAACAGGCGCAGCGTATCTTTTAGATCAATGTTCAAATTTCTTTATTGACGAGATTATTGATGTCCTGACAAATACCGCCAATCCAGCAGGCGCTCAAACAATATATTTAAACGCATGCAGCAATGGCACCATAGGCAGCATTAAAACAAACCGCCCAGCGTTTGCAAACGGTAAGTCTAATATTGTCGGAGGCCTTGCTACATGCTCAGAGGTTACGTGCAACTTTCAAAGATATATTGAATTTACACTAACCAACGGAGCTGTTTCATTAATCGACGATGCCTTTGATATGATCTCTTCTGGTGGGATATCTTTTGGTAATGGATTCATTACGGTAGCCTTACGAGCTCATGTTACCGATAGGGCAGTTGCTGGGTGCACCGTTTATACTCGCACCAGTAATGGTGTAATCCTGACCAAGAGTTTAATTAATGGTAAAACTATCACTATTAATTTTCTCGTATCATCAACGGGTGCGGCGCAGACAATGAGCAATTACACTGGAAGGGTGGGAGTTAATTTTTATTCATAAAAATATAAGGTGGGGTTTACCCCACCTAAATTATCATAAATTTTTACTGCACACTAATTTAGAACCATCTTGAGTATATTCCTCAATATCAATTCTCTTTATATCACCTATCCTCTTAGATAGAGGGAAGCCAAAGTAAAACCTATCACCAAATCTGATTGTATATTTTGAGAGTGCTTTTCTGTCAAATCCACCAGTCTTGTAAGTTATCTTATAACTAAGTCCGCCGCGCTCAGCAGCCATCTCAGTATTACTATTAAATTCAAATGCAACTATTGTTTTGATAAAAGCAGGACCGTCCTTTAATAGCATTTTTGATTGCATGAGGTTTTTATATGGAATGCAATCAAATGCAATGCTTTTCCCATCAACTAAAAGTGAGTATTCGAAAGGTGGGGATATCAAACCAATTGGATCCATCCCATAATACTTACCATATACAATCCCATTATGATAAAAGTCAAAGCGCTGTTTTTCGTTAAGCAACTTAGTAAACCAAAAATCTGGAACCCTGGTTGCTTTCATGCCGTTATATTTATCTAATTTTACAGATTGCTCTCTGAATTCGGATTGGATGAATGTTCTATGGTAAGCATTAACTAAAAAATAATAGTTTGGGATGAAAAACAAAATCGCTATAGTTAGCGGGCCTATGGAAGCCCTGATTCTGTTAGAATCATCTATAGAGTTAATTAAGAATGATAAAGAAACAAGTAGCAAGCAAAAACCACCGTTAAAAGAGCGCGGAGGCAAAGATGGAGCGGCAACTAACACTAGATTACTAAAAAGAAACGCGATAAAGAATGCACCACTGAAATATAATGAAGCACGATTCACCCGTCCCCTCATTACATAGTTTATGGTTAAAGCCGCAGCGGCGAATGCAATAACAGCCCAAGAAGATGTAAATGCATAATCAATTCTTTCAGAAAAATGTAAAAGTATCTTATCCTCAACGCTCATTGATTTCCATGCGTCGAACGCATGATTTTGTGCCCTCACGCCATTTCCTGGAGACAATATTAATACAGCTGCTCCAGTTATAACCGATGCTAAAATCAACAAGGCATTGGGAACCCCTAGCAAGCTCCTCTTATATGCTATATAGCATATCGTAAGCGTAATAGGGATAAGCGTAACAGACGTATTTTCATTTGAGCATCCAGCCACCAATCCAAGAAAAATAATCCCCAGGAGTTTTGATTTTGAGTCACTTTCTTTTATGCTAAACAAAGAAAAAATGAATAATCCTATAAATAGATTTGTCCAAAGATAGTTTGCTGCACCTACAATCCAGAAAGTAGTTTGCCCAAGGTTTGGGTTTGCCAGAAAATATAAAACGAAAATAGATGCCGGGACTAGCGCTGAACATTTCCCATTATTCGGGATCGAAGAAATAACCCAAATCAGCGCCGTGATGCCAATTGCATTGAGAGCGCTAGCTACAAAATGACTGCCGCTATAAAGAAGAAGAGTACTTACATAATCAGCAACTACTCGACCACTCCATGTCATATAGTGATGAAAATGAGCGTCTGGAGATATCCCTGTTAGGTAGTAACGAAAATCGTCAGAATGCATAGGCGTAAAATATGCGACAGGGAAAACCAGTGCAAATATAATTAAATATATTAGATTATTCTTTGACATCATTTTCTTCCCTTAAGAATATAGCGAGGTCGCTGCTTAACCTCTGTGTAAATCCTGCCGATATACTCACCAAGAACGCCGATGCCTATGAGTTGCACGCCGCCAAGGAACAGGATTGAAACCAGAAGGGATGGATATCCGCGAACCGGGTTCCCAAAAGCAAGCGTGTCGACAATCATCCACGCACCATAGAGAAATGAAAGCCCGGCCACTAATAACCCAATGTACGTCCACATGCGCAGGGGGAAAGTTGAGAAGCTGGTAATACCCTCAAGCGCGAGATTCCAGAGTTTCCACCCGTTAAATTTGGTACTTCCTGCCACTCGTTCAGCGCGCGAATACTCAACTACGTCAGTGCGACCGCCAACCCAGGACAGAACGCCTTTCATGAACAGGTTCCGCTCAGGCATTAGCTTGATATTTTCTACTACCTCACGCGACATCAGGCGGAAATCACCGACGTTTTCCTCGATTTGTGGGTTGCTAATTTTGTTATGCAGCTTATAGAACATTTCAGCGCTTTTGCGCTTCAGGTGACCGTCAGTGGAGCGGTCTGTGCGTTTAGCCAGTACCATATCTGCGCCAGTCTGCCAGCGCTGTATCAACTGCGGGATAACATCAATTGGGTCCTGCAGGTCGACGTCGATTGGAATCACCGCGTCGCCGGTCGCATGGTCAAGGCCGGCAAATAGAGCTGGCTCTTTGCCGAAATTGCGGGTGAAGGATAGGGGCACGACAAGCGGATCTGACACGGCCAGCGCATTGATAATCGACTCTGTAGCGTCTTTGCTGCCGTCATTGATAAATACGATTTCCACCTCAAACGATTTTAGTGGTTCATATTCTCTGACGGTTTTATAGAAAATAGGTATTGTGTCTTCTTCATTGAAGACAGGAACCACAAGTGAAATCTTCATTTTGCTTCCCTGAAGACGATGTATTTCGAATAGATAAACCCGCACACCAGGCTGATTGCCGAGAACACGACCAACGTAACCACGGGTGGTAAAGAGCATTCATCGGCAGCCCAGCCCACAGCCGCGCTAAGAGAACCCATGAAACCTACGTAAAGCATGTAGCGCGTCGTGGTTGTAGAACTGTTGAACGTAAAGCGAGCGTTTGCAAAGAAGCTAAAGCTTACCGCAACAACGAATCCGCTGAAGTTCGCCAGCGCCTGGCTGGTTCCCAGTGCATAGAAGCATGTGGCAAACACCACCCAATGAATTAGCGTATTTAGCACGCCCACAGAGGCGTACTTTGTAAATAGCTTGAGCAT